AGAAAAGTAAGAGGCAACTTATATCCATACAAAGGACCTGCTAAAGCTTTGGTCGGTAATCAAGATCAACTACCAGAACATTTACAACAAGCAATACTAGATGCACCAGGTAAACATTGTTTTGGTCCAGCTAAATATGCTTATGACAGTCCTAGCAAAAGATACTGTATAAAATAAACAGAGTAAACTGAAAATCAACAAACAATTATTAACGTTAAATTATAACAACATGGCAAAATTTATTTCAGTAGAAGTAAGCGGTAACGCTAGCAACTTCTTAAACGGAGCTCATCTAATTCCAGTAGATCAAATTGTTTCTGTAGAGCAAACTGCTGCACAGACTTTGGTTGTACATTTAGATACTCCTAAGGCGAACTACGATGAAATTACATTAACTTTTTCAACTGTAAATGATTCAACTGCAGCTGTAAACCCAGTGTTTGCAACAGGTGGACCACTTAGAGATGCTTTTAATTATTCACTAACTGGTAATCCAGGTGGCGTAAAAGCTACTCCATACTTTGGAAAAGATGATAATGATGATCAAGTATTTTTAGTAAACTTAGCTTACTCATAATATTTGAAAAATGAAACCGAGGGGATTTGGGGACACTATAGCTGGGTTTACCAAGCGAACAGGAATTAAACACGTAGTTGATACTGTGTCAAAGGGCCTCAATATCCCCTGTGGTTGTAACAATAGACAAGAGTGGTTTAATAAAAAATTTCCTTACAAACAATGATTAAGTTAGGGGGTAAGTTTAGTATTAAACCTTTTTATCCAACATCTGTAACACCGGTTTACGAAAGAGATATGTCGCAAGACCCTGCAGTAGGTAGAACTCTTAAAAATGGTGTGATTATAATGGAAGAAGATTTATCTCCTTCATTAAAAACAGAAACGCACTCTCATGAGCAAACTCATGTAGATCAGATGATGCATGAGGGTTTTGATTGGGACGATAACAATATCTATTACAAAGGCAAAAAATATTCAAAAGAACATTTTGCAAAAGGCACTGGGCCTTGGGAAGGACCTGCTTATGCAAACGAAATTAAAGCAAAATAATCATGAGTGACAAAAAAGTAAAAATAAAATCAGAAGATGGTAAGAGTGCAGAGTACATCAAAGGTAATAGAACTAAAGAAGAAAAAGGTAGAAGTGTAAGTCTTTCAGAGCAAAAAGATGGAAATTATACCAAAACAGTTCGTAAGAAAAAGAAAGATGGAAGTGTAACTAGAAAAGATAAAACTATTAGTGCTAAAAGAGCTAAAAGAATTATGAAAAGAAAAGACAAAACACATAGCGATGCGCCTAGTAAAATGCCAGATGGTTACAATATGAAAAGACCAGCTGAAAAACTAGGATATATTCAAAAACTTGGAGCAGGTAGAATGTCACCAGGAAAAATGGGTGATATGACAGCTATGAAAATGATGCACGGTGATGCAGCTGCAAAATATTATGATGGAGCAGGTATGTATATGAATGGTGCACCTAAATATGAAGGAGCTTCTAAGTCATACATGGGAGCCATGAAACACGTTGCTGGTCACGAAGAGCCAGGTAGCGATAGACCTTCATATGTAAAACAAACAACTACAACAAAGGTAGTACCAGGTAGTGAATCATCAACATCAAAATCAAGTAGCGGTGGTAGTAGCTCAAGCGGTAGTAGTAGTAGTTCAGGAAGAACTAATTTTAGTTCAGATCCTGAAGAAAGAGCGAAACAAAAACAATGGATTAAAGATAATCCAGAAGCTTATCAAAAAGCTCTTGCTGATAAAAAGAAAAAATCTACTTCTACATCTAGTTCAAGCGCAAGTACTTCATCTAGTTCTACTAAACCTACAGTAAAAAAAGAGGTTAAAAAAGAAAAAATTACTTCTAAACGTAAAAGTGGTGCTCAAGTAATGTCAGAAGGTAAAGAAGCTGAAATGAACAGAATGGCTAGACAGAGAGCTGGTATGTCTGAAATGATGAATATAGCTAGAAAAGATAGTTCTAATGTCGCTCAAAGTTACTTAGAAGGCAAGAAAGTTACTCCAGAACTATTAGAGAGAGCTGTTAAAAAAGGTAACATAGCTGGTAAAAAAACTTTGCTGGGTTATGGCAGTGATAGAGGAAGTTTTGGTCAACAAGGGCGAGGTAGAGATTCTGAGTTTGCATATAGTAAAGAAGATGCTGAAAAAGCTTTTGCAACTGATATGGGTCAAGCTACTGCAACTTCAATGGGTGGTAGATCTAAGTCAAGAGGTAAAATACCAGCTGGTGAACAATTCAAATTAAACTCAAGTAGTTATTCATCTAGTGATATAGGTAAAGTTAAAGACTTTAGTAAGAAAGGTCAATATAAAATTACTGATGTAAAAACAGATCCTGGAACTGCTGGTAGTTATGGTGGTTATTCTTCAGCTAAAGAATATATGGACGCTCTTAATAAAGGTGGTACACCTAAAATGCCTAAAGGTCCAATGAAATTTGGAATGAGAAATTAAAATGAAAAAAATCTTAAGTCTTTTAACCGGCGGTTTAATCAAAGACGTGGGTAATGTAATTGATAAACTTACAACTACAGACGAAGAAAGATTAGCTGCTAAGCAAAAGATACAAGAGTTATTAGAAAAAGCGGATCAGGATGCGCAGACGCAAATCACTGAACGGTGGAAGGTTGATATGCAATCTGATTCGTTTTTATCTAAAAATATACGACCACTAGTGTTGATATATTTAACTATTATATTTACAGCGTTATCATTTTTTGATGGTAACATAGGTGGTTTTCAAGTAGCTGAAGAATACATACCTATTTTTCAGTCCTTATTAATTACGGTATATGGTGCGTATTTTGTTGGGCGTACCTGGGAAAAAGCAAAAAAATCCAACAACAATAATTAAATTATATTATAATGTCTGAATTAAATAAAATCACAAAAGAAGAGTTAACAGAAGTACAAGATCAACAAAAACAAATCAACGAAATACTAAGTAAAATTGGTGTTTTAGAAAGTCAAAAACACAGCGCTCTTCATAGTATAGCTACAGTAAATGAAGCTATAGAAAAAACTAAGAAAAAATTAGAAGAGAAATACGGTTCAGTTAATATTGATTTAACTGATGGAACTTACACAGAGATAGAAAAAGAAGATTAATCATGGATAATGTCATTAGAAAAATCAGCATAGGATCTGATTATAAAAATGACGCCATGCATTATTCGGTTGGACAAGAGGTGTATGGTGGTCACGTAATTTCTCATATTTTATTTGAAGACAACGATACATCATATAACATTTTTATTAAGAAAAACGATGAGGTATTGCCATGGAAGAAATTTAATTCTAACATGGCTATATCTATTGAGTATGATTTACAGTACTAATGAAAAGTGTGTATGATTTTATCGTAAGACCAATCGGTGAAAGATACGCAAACACTAAAAAAATTGGTGACACAGATTTAGTTTTAAATACTAAAATAGAAAACTGGAAATTTGTAAATAGATTTGCAGAAGTTGTATCAACACCATTGGCAGTAGCAACTCCAGTAAGAACAGGTGATATTGTTGTATTACATCAAAATGTTTTTAGACGATTTTACAATATGAAGGGTAAACAGGTAAACAGTAGATCATATTTTAAAGATGATTTATATTTTGCTTCAGTTGAACAAGTTTATTTATATAAACGTAATAAGTATTGGGAATCTTTAAACGACAGGTGTTTTGTTATGCCTATAAAAAATACAGACACTCTAGCGACACAAAAAGAAGTTAGTAATGTTGGGATATTAAAAATAGGTAATAGTTTTTTAAAAGAGCTAGAAATAACACCAGGTGACTTAGTTACATTTAAAGCTGGGTCTGAATGGGAGTTTAATATAGACGATGAACGTTTGTATTGTATGAAATCAAATGATATTTTATTAAAACATGGATATAAAGAAAACCAAGCAGAGTATAATCCACGCTGGGCAAAAGGCAGTCGATGAGTTAATAAAAGTAGCTAAAGAACCTATTGTAGATTCTGACGATGATATATCAGCTGATCGTTTAAAAAACGCAGCAGCTACAAAGAAATTAGCTATATTTGATGCGTTTGAAATACTTCAACGTATACAAGAAGAAGAGAACATGTTGAATGAAAAACCTAAGGAAAATAAAGAAAGATCTTTTAAGGGTTTTGCAGAAGGAAGATCTAAATAATGTATACTCAAGACCTTTACAAAGTATTAGATAACCATATAAAACCTAATATAATTAAAAAAAATAATAGGTATAAAAAATGGGAGTATGGTTACAACAAGGAACATGATGTTGTTATAATAAGCAAGACAGGTGAAATAGGTGAAATATATGAAATACAAAATTTAAAAATAGCTTTACCTAAGCAACCAAAAGAAGTACATACATTTAAATCTAATACTTGGGAATACACCCCAATACCAGAGCAATTAAAAAAGATAAAAACAATATTTGATTGGGAGCAATACCCTATCGATTTTAAGGAAACCTGGTATGACTACATTGATCAAGAATTTACTCGAAGAGACGAAGGCTTTTGGTTCTATAATAAGGATGTGGCTACTTACATTACTGGTACTCACTTTATGTACTTGCAGTGGTCCAAGATTGATGTTGGGAAGCCAGACTATAGAGAAGCAAACAGATTATTCTTTATCTTTTGGGAAGCTTGCAAAGCAGACGAGCGCTGCTATGGAATGTGCTATCTTAAAAACAGACGTTCTGGGTTTTCCTTTATGGCCTCAGGAGAGGTGGTTAACTTGGCAACTATATCGTCCGACAGTAGGTATGGTATATTATCAAAGTCCGGTCCTGATGCAAAGACCATGTTTACAGACAAGGTGGTACCCATATCGGTTAACTATCCTTT